GATGGAACTCATAAAAGGCAGGCAGGAGACTGACATCCCACGACTTGAAGTCACAGAGAACATCGAAGTGGAAGTGCCTTGACTTGGACTGAAGGGCCGGGGCGTACTTCTCAAGGTATGCCCGCGGCCGAAGGTCGTGATTGCCTTCGATCATTCCGAACTTGCCGTCATACCGAGCCCTGATGGGCTCAATGAACTCCTTGCGGAAGTCCTCTGCCTCTTGTTCAACATCAAAGGCGTATTCTTCGCGCGTGTCCTTCGTCCATCGCGCCGGCCCTTCGAAGTCCAGTGCGTCACCAATTTGAATGACTTCGTCAGGCTGAATATCGCCAATGAACTTCACAACGGCCGCAAGAGCGGCCTTGTCGTGTTTGGGTGCCTGAATGTCAGGCACGACTACGATTGTCTTGCTCAAAGGCGCTCCCCGCGGAGCGTGTGGATAGCGCCGTAAAGAAACTCCTTGGCCACATACTCAGCTATGGCATTAGGGAGGCCGTTCTCAAGGCTGTCCTTGTATATCCCTCCGGCAACGTGAGTGATGGTTCCCCAGCTCTCTCGGATGACGGTTTCCATCTCATCTACTTCGATCTTCTCTGCCTCGCCATCCTTGAAGATGGCGCTAAAGTCAAACTCTTCGCTCATGTGTGCTCCTGTCAACTATCAACTAAGTCGTTAGATCAACGCGCGCCCTCAGCGCGCCAGGCTCGTTCTCAAGGACGAATGAATTCACGTCTCCGCCAGTCATGATGACCTGACGCGCTTGAGGCACGTCTCTGGATACCTTGTCAGCGAAGCGCCTGCCGGCGTCGTCGTCGTCCGCCAGGATGTACACAACGTCATAGCCCTTGAAGCATCGGCCGTAGAACGGCTGCCATGACTCGGCGCCAGGAGCGCCAACTGTCGGCAACGCTTCCTGCGTTGCAACCACCGCATCAATCTCGCCCTCACTGATGGCGATGACTGGAGACGGCACGTCCAGTGCCATCGTGTTGTACAGGCGCCTGTCGGCGCCTGAAGGCCAGAGGTACTTAACGCATCCCGCGGCCTTGCAGTCCTCATGGACGATGCATCGGAAGGCCATCCCTACCGCGCCTGAGCGCGTCAGGTAGGGGATTGAGAGCCTTCCGGCGTACTGCTCATGTCCCGTCAAAGGAGCGTCTACGACGCCTAGCTGAAAGGATCGAACGCTGTCCGCTGACAGGCCGCGTTTCCTCAGATACTCCAAAGCGGCGGCGTTTGACGGGAGAGCCGCCGCGTACTTCGCTGTGGCTGTATTGAAAAGTTCTCTCTGCGAACTCGACGGCACTAGAGAAATCGCAACCCTCCTCTCTTTGAATGATTGCCCAACTATCTCCGCTTGCGTCGCAAGCAAAGCACTTGAAGTAGTTCAGCTCATGACTAACTGAGGCTGACGCCTCCCGTTCCTGATGGAACGGACATCTCATCTTTTCCCATTGCCGGCCGGAGTCCGGCACCACCGCATCAGGGCAGTAGTGCCGGATCACGTCTCCGATTGGTGGCTTAGTCGTTGACTCGCTCAACGTTGGTCACCCATGCGTAATCGCCATCAGGGAACCTGACTCGATAAGTCAAGTAGTCGTCCGTAGAGTCAATGTGGTCAAGGGGTGCAGTCTTGCCCATGTAGAACTCGTCACCTTCTGGAACGCCTGTAACCCGAACCTTGTCCCCAACCTCAATCGGTCGGTCGTCAGGCTTGGAAGGCGCATTGAGCGCCCGATAAATGGGGGCAGCCTTCTCCACATTGGTGCATGCGCCCACGTAATCCTTGAGCCATTCCGCCTCTTCGGCGGTCAGTTCAAGGACAATGACATCCTCAGTAATGGTCTTCTCAACAGTCTTTCGCGTGGCGCTAGCCATCAGACAGAAACCTCCTCAACAGCGTCGGCAGTCTCGCGCAGAAGCGCGGCAACATCCTGAGCCGTGGGCTTGTTCTCCTCCTGGTCATTCCATTCGGCAATGGTCATCCATGACGAAAAGTTCTCCTCAGAGTAACGAACCTTCTTGTATCGCCCCGACGCGTCAAGCTGGTCAGCAACCGGCTCGATAAGCCGAGTCTCTTCGTCGGTGCCGTCAAACTCTTCGAGAACTTCGCCAAACTCATTCAGGTTCCCGGTGACCTCAAAGACTGCGCCCATGGTGCAGTAGCCGAAGCACTGGTCATCGTCGCCAATACTCTTCATTTCGTTCTCGACCTTTCCTTCGGCAAGAACAAGCTCCGCCGCTTCGCGGTAAATCTCAGGGAGTGTCTTGGTCGTCTTAGTCATCGTCTTGTACTCCTTTTCCGGCGAGGCTTCCCCTCGCCTGAGTAATACCGTGCTCCGATTGCCCGCACCGCGGGCGGTGATTCCAAGTAGTCAGCCGCTGATCTCAGGACTTCCGGCTTATCTCTTGCGGCTGTCAGTAGCCGGCCATTGCAGAGCCGACAGAGAAGACCACGCACGATGTTCGTCTTATGGTCGTGATCGACATTTAGTCGATAATTTCGGCTCTGCCGACAGATGGCACAGACGCCGCCCTGAGCGGCGAACAGAGCCTCATACTCACCAGGCCCTAGGCCATAGGTGTTTTGGACTCTGGCGGCGTGTGACGCCGCTGAGCGGCCCTGTTTCTGACAGTCGAAACAGACGCGCCCTCTGGGCTTGAAGAACTTCTCTGCCCGATTCTTAGTGCACTTCGTGCACTGCCGGAAGCCCTTACGGGGTTCAGTCACTTGGCCTTGGTGTATCGCTTGCCACGCTTCCGCGTGGAACGAGCCTTAGCGCGCCGGCCGGCGCGGTTGTTCGGGTACTCCGCATCCTTGCCCTCAACACGCTTGGCAAAGACCTCAGTCATCCACTCTCGGTAGTCCAAGTCAATCCTCCTTAACCGACGAAGTGCACGAGAAGTGCGCCAAAAACAATCATGATGAGCGTCCCCAAGAAGACACCTGTGATGGCTCCTGCAAGTGCCCACTTATCCACGAAGAGCCATCCTTTCCGGCCGGTAATCCAGCCTGATCACGTTCTTGGCCGAAGGATCGGCCTTGCCGCCACGGTTTTTGACTGCGTTGACGCCGATCACTGATCGGCCGGCTTCTTGTTCGTACTCATCCGCTGCGTTGTGCAGCGTCAGCACCATTTCGGGAACGCGGCCGATTTGCCCTCGAAGGCCGCTGAGCGGTACAGGAACATTGCCGTCGTTATACGTCCCTTGGACGTGATGAAGAGCGATGACAGCCGCGCCAGTCTCCCTGGCGCAGTCATGTAGGAAGTTGGACGCCTCTTCAAGGGCGGCCGTATCGGTTGCTGTGCCGCCAAAATCCAAGTTCGAGATGTTGTCCATGACGATGATCTGAGGCCATTGACCGTAGGTCATGGCGTAAGCCTTCAGTTCGTCTTCAACATCATCGGGCGTTGGCGACGCCTTGAAGTCGTACCGGATATACGACGCCTCATCAAGCCTGGCGTCAATGGTCTCCGTATGGCCTGAGTGGACTGCGTTTTCAATGTCTTGCAGTCGCCATCCGGTCAGCATGGATGCTGCCCGTAGATACATGTCGAGTTGCGCGCTATCCGCGCTGAAGTACATCGCCGGCAACCGGCTCTTGATGCAGATCGTCTGAGTCAGAACAGACTTACCGATGCCAGGGGCAGCGGATATGAGGTGCATCCATCCTTGCCGAAGGATGATGCCGTTTGTCTCGAAGGACTCAAAGACCGTTGGCAGAGGTTCACCAGCGTTACCACGCTGGTTCTTGGCTTGGGTGATTGTGAGTATGTGTCACCTCCAAAAAGCGAGGCGCCCCGTAGGGCGCCTCGGCGTAGTGAGGGATGTTTGGTTGTTACGCTTTCTCGCCTGTCCCCTTGAACTCCTTACACGTAAAGCGCTTATCCGTATTCCACACAGTGTGGTCGGCCCTTCGCCATCCGCACCCACACTTCTCTTCGTGTGGATAGAATCCGTGCTTCGCCTTAAAGGCGCGCTTGTCCATGGGGGTTGACCTTTCAGCTAAGACCGCTCACAAGAGCGTCTTTCCCGTGGTTCTTGCCTGCACATGCACACTCGCAGTCCGGACGCGTAGATGCACGGCACTTTGCCGAACAGGTTACGTCTGGGTTGTGTACAGCCTTCATGCGGTTGAACCTGAAACCGGTTCGGTGTTCCTCACAGAACACACCCTCCTTACGGAGGGTCTGAGGGTTGTTGGTAAGCACTACATGCGAGGCGTCATCGCTGACGAGACCAACAAGGGTGCCGTACGCAGACTTCTCAACACCAAGAAACATGACTTTGCGTTCCGCGCAGCCCTTGACGGGGCAACGCGCGAAACCTCGTTCAATCTTGATGCCCATTGCGACTCCCCTTGTTGGTCCCCCTTGCGATGTCTCTAGTCTTGCATGGCGCGAAGCGCTGTGTCAACTATCAACTAACTAGAGAAATCAAAGCCACTCGGGAGGGCACTGGTTGTTTCGATCACGAGAAGGGCAAGCCCACATCTTGTAAGGCTTGCCAGTCTTGCCAACGCCAGTCTTGTACTCCTTCACGCCATGAGGGCAAGACGGAGCGGCGCCAGTGGCGCCTGTCTGCGGCGCCTGAGCGCCCTGAGGGGGCGCCTGGTACGCCGGCTGAGCCGGCTGAGACTGGTAGGCAGGCGGAGCCGCGGAAGCGGCCTGAGGGGGCGCTGAGGGCGCCTGGACGCCAACTCCGGCCAGAAGGCCGGAACGGAACTCGACCAGATAGCGACCAATGGCCGCGCCATGCTGAGCCGCATCCGCAGCCAGGTGCTCAAGCTCCGTCGCGCTCGAAGCGCGGATGGTGAACATTGGAGAGTCAGGAGCTTCGCTCACCTTAAAGTTCACACTGAGCGGAGCCTCAGGCAGAGAAGCAGTTGCAACGGGGTAGGTCAAGATACCTCCTTGTTGGATGAGTTGTGCAAGTGAAAGGCGCCCCGTAGGGCGCCTAGCGTAGTGAGGGATGTTTGGTTAGTCAGTCTTCGGCGAGCGTGATGGTGAAGTACCGAGACTTCCCGTCGGGGCCATCGGATGCAACCTTGATCTCCAAGGGCGCCCCAGGGGTGGGGCTTACCAAGCCTGCCACGTCCACCCCCTTCATATCGAGCAAGCTCTTGTAGAGCGCGTACCGCAGTTCTACAGGGTTCATGACTTTCTGCCCTTCCAGTGTAGGTTAGTTAGCCAGTCCTACTCTTCGCCCTCAGTGTCTTCGTCCTGGCCCCATGCCCGCCTCAACTCCAACTCTTCAACCATCTCGTAGGACTCGCGAACGAGTGCACGAATCTCTTCTCGAAGAGCTTCGCGGTCCATAATCCCTCCCCAATGGCCCCATGCCGTCTTGCTGGTGTCCCTTGCGATGTCTCTAGTATGCGCCCCTCAGGGCGCCATGTCAACTGTCAACTAACTACCTCCCTCAAACTCGTGCCCGCCAACGGCGGTACACCACTGGGATACACCGCACAGGTTGCGGCACTTGTCGGAAGGATTGGGAAGGTAGATGCCCGCGCGTTCGGCGCGGTCCATCGTCTCAAGCCAGGCGCCTACGCGCTCTGGCGTATAGATACTGAGGTCAATCAGGGGATCAGGCTTCGCCTTCTTGGCTAGCCAGAAGTCTCCCCAGTTGGTTCGCTCACTGTATCGCGCTTCAAGCGCCAGATCATAGACAGCCAACTGGATCGGGGAGTTGTAACTAGAACCTGTCTTCAGGTCCCTGACGAACCTTGCGCCGTTGGCGCCGACCATGACTTGGTCTATGAAGACGATAACACGTACCCCTGACAGCTCGAACTCAATTTCAAGCTCAACTGCCTTCTTGCCATCGGGGGTTGTCCAGACTGTCTCACCAGAGTCCTTGATGTACTCGATATAGGCAAGGACTTGGGCCTTGCCCTCCTCGTACCGAGTCTCAATGTCCGTCTCCGGCTTTCGCCGGCCACCAGTCATCCACATGGAGAAGTCGGGTTGCCGCTCGTAGTCGGCAACTATGTCCCTTGCCCATGTCTGGTCGAAGACAATCAGGCACTCGTCCAGCGTGGCCTCACGGCCACTTAGTTCGTAGTGCTCAACTGCGGCATGAAAAGCCCGGCCATGGGTGAACCATGCGGCCGGGCGAGAAGGAGCCTTGAGTATTCGTTTGAGTCGGTAAGCCTCGGAACAGTCAGAATACTCCTTGAGCTGCGAAAAACTGCGCCTTGTCGATGCCAATCAGTATCCCCCTCTTGTGGGTTGCGTAGTAGTGGATATGGCACACCTTCGCTGGAGACATGTGCGAAGGAACCTTCCTGCATTGAAGAGATGAGTAGTAGTTGAGGCCGCTTTGCGGCAACTCGGCCCACATCTCGTCAAGGAAGTCGGTCGTAGTGTGCTCAGTTGTGTAAACGGCGTAGATGGTTCCGTGTGCGCGTCTGGCGCGCAGTATCGCCCCGAAGGGAGCTTCCCCGAAGTAGAAGATCGGAGTCCCTGCCTCGGCCCCAAGCCCGGCCGAGTACGGGTCGAAGGCGGTTGGCGCCTGCGCTATTGCTGTGGCCATAGATTCCCCCTATCAACGCATGACAGCCCTTGCGTGCCGCCATACATGGGGGTTAGGCGTGACGCTATGTGACTACGGATCACTGTGAGGCTGGCTTGTTTAGATGTCAAGTGAACGGAGCTTCAGGTGTCTTGACGAAACGACAGAGGCCAGACGATCATCCGCCTGACCTCGTACGATGCAAATATGATCTTGTTTTGCGTGAACTATTGGCCAAAGCTTGCTACGTACCAGTAGGCAACTCCAGCAACTTTCGTTGGTCCTCCGTCGGTGGCTCGGCGTCTGCCGGCCACCTGATCACAAGTCGGTTATCAGCCTCAGTCCGTGGCACGTACTGCCAAGGGTCCCCAATGTCTAGTTGCCTGTAGTCCAACACAACACCATCGCGCCTCAGGCGCTCGCGCCAGTCCCTTAGGCGCTTCCGCGCCGTGTCCGACAGCTCTTCCCCGCGGCGCTCTTTAATGTGCGCCTTAAGGCGCTGAGCGGCATACAGCGCATGATGCTTTGAAGTGATCTGCCAGGGCAGTACATCGCGAAAACTCGACCGGGACGGATGTCCCATTTTCTTGAATCGCTTACTGACTGCCTGTGGCGTAACTCCATAATTGCTCGCAATCTCAGCCTCGGTATACCCCTCTGCGTCTCGCATCTGAAGCAAAACCCAATCATCAGGCAGTGTCCGTGGCCGGCCGATATGCGGCCGTTCAGATCGATCAATCATGGTGTTCCCCCTCAGGTCACCATGGGCACGTGTCGGCTTCGTACCCATGGCCTGAGGTTAGGTGCGCCTGAGGAGGGGTGTCAATTATCCACTTATGGAGTCGTCGTGAAGACGGGTTAACAAGCTATGAATATCGAACGGGCGTTCTATGGATCAAGAGCCCAGAGTGATCAATGGTTGGCTGAAAGTTATCACAGGCGGCTCATACGATCAGGGGTGCAGCGCTCTTGCTGCACCCCGTTTAACCTGCGATTTAGCTTCGTTTACCCTGGTAATAGACCTTCATCTGAGGGATGGAGCCGCGGTCGGCGTGGCCACAAAGCCACGCATACTCAAGCATGTTCGCGGCAAGGGTGAGTGCCCATCGTGTCGCCTGGGACTGATCCATCCCTGTCTGCCTGATGATCTTCAGCGCGCGGTCAGTCTCGTCAGTCCGCATAACGCTGAGGTTCTTGGTCGTCCTGGTCACCTGGCCTCCTTGCCGGCCAGGACCAGCAGTGCCCTGCTGACCTCAGACTGTGGCAGGCTCCGAGCCTGCCCGATCCACTTCTTGATCCACTCGTCCTTGGACATCGTCCCTGGTCACGCCCCTTTGGCCTTGTTGCCTTTCGTGTGCGTCCTCCCAGGAGAAGGAACGCGAGAAGCACTAACTACGTCTATGATGCCTGAGAGCACTCCTGTCGTGCAACATCCTTGGAGGGGAACGTGGGGAACACACGGCCTCTGGCCGGCTACCTGCGCATGTCTGACGCAGACCTGTCAGAGATCAGACACTTGGTCAAGATCGGGGCGTTGACGCCAGACGAAGCCAAGGACCGTGAGCGCAAGGGCGTTTTGAAGCAGAAGGAAGACATCACCAGACTACGAGACAACCTGTACCCCGGACAGCCCATCGTCTGGTACGAGGACAACAACCTGAGCGCCTTCAAGCGCAATGTGAAGCGCAAGGACTTCGAGCGCATGCTCAGTGATCTTGCCATCCCCGCGGTAGGCGGCATCCTTGCCTACGACATTGACAGGCTCTTCCGTCAGCCGCGGGACCTTGAGCGCATCATTGATCACTACGACAAGCCGAACAGTGATCTTGTCTTCCACACACTCTCTGGGATGAATTTTGATTTGACCGATCCTGATGGACGGTTTTCTGCCAGGCTCATGGTCAACGTGGCCAACAAGTCCTCTGAGGACATGAAGCGGCGCCTGCGACGCGAGATGGAGCGCAAGGCGCTTGCTGGCGAAATGTCCGGAGGACACAGACCCTTCGGCTGGAAGAACGATCGCAAGACTCGCGACCCGCGAGAGGCCAAGTTGCTTGACGACATGGCAGACAAGATCCTTGGAGGAGACTCTGTATCGACTGTGACTGACTGGCTCAAGGAGCAAGGCGTCATTGGCCGAACGGGCAAGCCCTTCGTCAGGTCT